GCCATGTTAGTGAGTTGAGAAAGGTGTACAAACACATCTTCGCAGATGCTATGTATGCCTTCCCGACACTGAGGATGGAATTTGAGAGAGATCTCACCCATCTTCAAGCTCTCGTAGATTCGAGAGGCGTCTCCGTTTACTTGGAGATCCTCCCGAAAATCGGAAAGCACTTTGATAGGTGCCTTTCGAATGGTCAGTACTGCCAGTCCGGACTCCCTCTGACGAAGAGGGTTTCGGGCCGCGTATTAGTCCCTGCATTCTTGCAGGGGTTATACCTACTGATTTTCGACGAGAGTGGTCGTTTGAAGGACGACGCAAACCTGGAAGCTATATTCTTCTTGCGGCAGATTGTCTTTGCCGCGAAGAAGGCTAGCTTCCCTTGCACTGCAGAAAAGGCGTCAACGGAAGTTGACGAATTCTATGCAGTCGATCAGACCCTGCCCGAACCAGATCGGTTTTGGGAGGGAGAGACCGAGGCTTATGCCTCTGAGAAGGAGACCTTTCATGGTTTCGAAAAGTCGCCCCTATACAGGGCACGAGCTGACGCTCACTTTCCGCATTCGCGGAAAGACATCACGATCGTCCTTGGGGTCCTTGACAAAGTGTCAGGGATCCTTACCGCCACTCTCGGATCTTACGATCCTTCCGAGTGGAGGTTCAAGCACGGACCAGGAGCTGTTGCAGAGTTCACTGGACTCGCTAACAAGTACTGTTGGCGAGCCTGGTCAGCTACTCTGGAAACCGAGTTCCCGTTCGCCGATTATGCTTTCCATAGCTATTCGGCTTGGGCGAAACGAAGCGTTGATCGTCCGGAGCCTTGTTCAGAAGAACAAAGTTCTAGACTTCTCGCTGTCCCGAAGTCGTACTCGAAGCCGCGGCTCATCGCCGCAGAACCGAGTGCAAACCAGTGGTGCCAGCAAAATTTGCAGCACTACTTCTCTGAAAGATGTCGAGCTTCTTGGATTGACTCGTTTGTTCGCTTTCGCGATCAATCAGTCAATCAGCAATTGGCGCGGCGTTCTTCCGAGGACGGCCGATTGGCTACTGTTGACTTGTCAGCAGCTAGCGATCGGGTTTCTACGCACGTTGTTGGATCGTTATTCCGGTGTAACAACCGGTTACTTCGATCCCTCCGTGCAACACGGACCCGTAGTGTCCGGCAGACTCTCAGCGCAAGAGCGCCTGAGGTCATCCGGTTGAGAAAGTTCTCAACTATGGGTAGCGCCTGTACCTTCCCTGTGGAGTCGCTGGTGTTCTTATCAGTGGCGGTGTCCTGCGCATTGGTATCGCGCGGGCTTAACGCTACTGTACGGAACATTGAAACCCTCAGAGGAAGCATATCCATCTACGGAGACGATATTATCGTCCCCGTATAGAGTCGGGAGCTTCTCGTACAAACCATTGAAGTATTAAAATTAAAATTCAAACCAGACAAGTATAAATGGAGTGG